TCGGGTATTTTGAGCTGCTTTATTAAGTATAGCAGCTTTATCTTTATCCTTTAAATCGTCTTGAGTTACATTGTGGAGTTTTTTGGCTTCTTTACCAAGAGTTTGAACATCACTACTAGCTACTTTTGCAGCTTGTGATAAATCACCCATGCTTCCAGAACCCTTAGATAGTTCATCTGCAATTTCTCTAAAAAGTATTCTTAATTCAGCACCTTCAGCCCTAATATCCGATAATATCTGTTTAGAATCGCCTAAATTATTTTTTAATTCCTTGCCGTCAGCCATAAATTATTTTATTATAAATATTATTATTTATAACTACTTTTACCTTTATATGATTTAGATGCTTTAGCAAATTCAGGAACATTAACTGTTCCATCTGAGTTTATCATATTTGTTTGACCTTTTTTACCTTCAGTTGCTTCTTTTATTTTTTTATCTGATGCTTTATAATAATCATCTAATTCTTTCCAAGTAAATTTCCTTAACCAAATAGGCATATTATATATTGTGTGCCAGTCATATCCACCATTACTATGGAAAACGATATTATGTATTTGTCTAAATAATCTTACTCTTATGGTAGCGGCTTCGCTAGACTTCAGGCCAAAAAAAGTTGATGTTAATTGGGATGGATCTTCTGGATTTGCTTCCTTCGGGAAAAAAAGACAGATCAACGTCTGGGGATATTTCTGATATATATTTCCTTAAAGCCTTAGCATCTCGGGCTAATAATGCTTTATCAACATAATCTCTAATAAATTTTCTTTCTCTTTCCTCATTAACTGAAGTAATAATGTATTTTAAACGAGTGGAAAGTGTTGGTATATTATCTTTATATAATTTTTTTAGGCCCTCTAATTCATTATCTATTTTCTTTTCATCACGACCATCTAAAAGTTTCCAAGTAATTTCAGTCTTTGTAAAAGGTAATGTAAATTTAAATTCATTTACTCCTTTAGTATAATATTCTTCTTTTAAAGGCTTATTTTCAATTTCTGCTAAATCAACTTTATGCATTTTATCTAATGAAAAGAATTCATATTCACCACCATAACCTAAAACTCTTGCAGCAACCATTATTGCATTCTTATCTCCTGCTATTAAATCATCATAATTAACTTTACTAACAATAACTGATTTTAATACTTTGTCAACTACAATTCCTTTTTCAATATAAGATTGATTAGTTAATATATCCTCTTCTTTAGCAGTCATATATTTTATTTCTACTTTTCCACTAGATAGGGGATTATCTTCAGGGTATACTATTCCTTTTGATGGTAATTCTACTATTTCAGTAGGCATGTTAAATTCGGCCATAATCTTTATTAGTTTGTAACGTTGTTTATTATACATATGTAATGTAAAAAAAAGCTTGACCGAAGCCAAGCTATTTTTAACTGTAAATAATAATTAAAGGTTATATTGCCATATTTAATGGCTCGGTAAATAACCACCCGACGTGATTAGCCTGATCTAAGCTAAAATGTAATTTATTCATTTCACCACCTCTACGGTTTTTACTAAACCATATAGCTCTACTACCTTCAGGGGTAAATTTCATATGAGCCATCGCGGTAATCATGTGTTTAAATCGGTTACTACCCGCGAATTCTCCACCTTTGGTAACCTGCTGTATGATCATAAAGTTAGTGTTTAATTTATTTTGATTTTCACCTTTATTGTGCTTTTCAAATAAATTTAATAATTGAGTTTCTGCATTTTTCATAGTACCACCATGGAAATCTTGAACAGCAACTGCTAATTCCGCAAATGAATCTATTAAAACTGAGTCCCAACCTTCACTAAGGATGGATTTTAAAATAACTAATGGATCATTTTCAATCCAATCACCCATAAATAAGATAGGTAATTTACCAAATTTAGGGAATCTTTTTACCATTCCAACCATATCAATCTGTGTCATCTCACCTGAGATAAACAATACTTTATTGCCGTTATTTTTCATATTGGCAAGCATATCTAACAATACAGTTGTTTTACCAACTCCAGGATCACCAACGAATGCTACGTTAGTACCTTTCATCATTCCTCCTTCACTTGAAAGTAATTTATCAATTTTAGTTCCAGTTTTCATTGGAACAAATAATTGGGGATCAAATTTAAAATCATCCATCAACATAGTTGATGGTTTAAATCTTTTAACAATTTTACCAATTTTTTGGCTTGGACGACCTCTTTTAATTTTTACTGTGTTTGACATAACCTTTATTTTTTTATTATTTACGATGTAAATATACGAACCCTATCCCAGGTAACCAAATTTTTTCGCGGAAAAAGAAAAAAAAAGCTTGACCAAAGTCAAGCTAATTTTATCAAGGGGTGGGTAAAAATCTTAGAAGTTCAATACACAATAATCTGGTTGAACTGTCATTGTTAATTCTACAGCAGTACTTTCAGTATCCCAATTATAATCACCAAAACTAGCTTCAGTAATCATTGCTCCTTTAATAATCCATTCTGATACGATGTCACCTACAGGACCTAATACATTAACTGTAAGGTCTTTTTTATAGAAGTCACTATATCCATCACGACCTGTTACAGATTCATGATGTAAACGGACCCATTCCATAACGGCTTGTGCACCAGATGGAGTTACAGGATCAAATAAAGTAAAGGAAATTGTGTTCCATACTGTTTTTCCTTTTACATATCTTTGTACATTAATATGATTTAAAGGTACTGAACCTTGTGTTAGTGAAACAGCCCCTACTCCTTTCATTATATAAGAAGGGAATCCATCAACAAATAGTATAAATCTATTTGCTTGTTTTGGCTCAAAAGCTGTGAAAAATATTTCGTTTGGGTTTAATACTGCCATTTTATTTTCTTATTTTATTATAAATATTTATCTTTTTAATTTTTATGCTGGGAATGTTGCTCCAGTTGGTAATACATTGAAATCTAATATAATAAATTCAGCTGTTTTAGTTGGTTGTAAGAAAATTTGTCCAATTAACTCATTTCTATCTATAACATCTGGTGTGTTATTACTTTCATCCATTACTACTTTAAATGCATACAATCCTTGTCTTTGCTGAACACTTTCTAAATAAGGGTTTACTTGTGTTAAGAAATTCTGTCTTGTTGCTATTGTATTTTGTTCAAATACTAAGTTATCAGAAATCTGTGAAATATAATCTTTAAGTGTTATTAACAATCTTCTAACATTTACTCTATCTAATGCTGAAGCAGCTTTTTGTAATGTTTTCTGACCAAATACTACTACTCCTTGTCCTGGGAATGTAGCTATTGGGTTAACATTTGCTTCATATAAAGTATCTCTATTAGTAGAAGTTAATTTTCTTTCAGCTTTTACAACTTGTCCCATTCCTCCTCTAGTAATACCTGCTGGTGCAAACCATGGATCTGATGATGCATCAGTAAAGGCATATACTCCAGGGATAAATGTTGAAGGTGGAACAAAAACCATTTGTCCTGTATTTGGGTCTATTGTTTGAACCCAAGGCCAGTAAGTAGCTGCATAACTTGAATCAAATCCTGATGCTTGACTTACTACTGTTGCTATCATTTGGTTATATCTAACTAAATCTATTACAGCAATACTATCACCTCTAGCAATTGTATTATTTACTATTGATGTTATTGGTGTTGAAGTAATTTGGTTAGTTAATCCTGGTACTGAAATAACATTATATTGATAATCATCTACATTTGCCATTAAAGCAATTGCAGTTGTATAATCATCTGCTATTAAACCTTGTGTATTTGCTGCACCACTTGTTCCATCTATTAATTCATAGAATAAATTTGGACCTTTTGTAGATATATTTGAACCAGCTCCATTTCCAAATGATCCTCCATAACTACCAGAACCTGCTATAGGTAATGATCCTGTGTATTCATCTTTTGCGGATCCATCATTATTGAAATAATTTGGAGTTGCATAATTTACTTGTTTTACTCTAACATAATTAGAAACATTAGGGAATGATCCTGATTCTTGGATAAATGTATCTGATCCTTCTGTTATTACAGTTGTATTCATGTTCCCAACTGCTCTTTCAATATAATTTGAAGCAAATGGGTCTAATGAAATATTGTTATATTGTTCTAATACTACTTTTTGATTTTGTGTATCATTACCTCTTCTAATTAATAATGAAAACACACCTGAAGATGTATTAGTTGCCGCTATTTCCCATCTAACGTTATTAGCTGAACCACTTAGTAATTGTCCATTTGTTCCGTCTGCCGGAGCTCCAGAAGCCATAGATCCTGTTGTATTCATTATCTCACCTTGTGAAATAGTTTCTAATACAAAAGGAGCTAATCCTGTAGTAGGACCACCTGATCCTGTTTCCATTAATGAACTTGTAGCAGAAGCCCAAGTTGATGAAGCTGATACTACACGTGTTACTAATAATGATTCACCACCATTTTGGAAATATTGGTTTGCCGCTATAGAAGTTAAGTAAGTGTATTGACCTGATCCACTTTTAAGTGCGCCACCAAAAATTGCTTGGAAGGAACTAAACGAACTAACGTATGTTGGTCTTTCAATCGGTCCTAATACTGTTGGTCCAATTATTGATGCGCCTCTAGCTACAGGTTGAGATGTAACAAAGGATTGATCATTTTCTCTTGCTAATACTCCAGGAGATATTAATGTTTCTGCCATTTTATTATGTTATTTAATATTATTTTATTATAAATATTAAAAACCTTTTCAAAAAACTATTCTACTAAAGTAATTTCTCCAGTTTCTAGGTTAATGTTTCCATCACCGTATTTTTTCTGTAATTCTTTAGCAGTTTTGTTAGATTCTTCTTGTAAATCTGCTAGTTTATCAAGAATGCTGTTTCGTTGTCCTTCTAAAATAGCTCTTTGAATATCTACAGAACCCAAATTAAGGGTTATGTTTTTGTTTTTTTCTTGATATTCTTTAAGATTTGCTACTTCTTCTTTTGATAACTTAATTGTTTTACTCATGATTACTACTGTTATAAATATTAATTAAACTTTAAAAAAATTATAGTGAGTTAAAATTTTGATTAATTCAGTTTTACTCACTGTTGTCTCATAGCTAGAAAATTCATTTTGTATAGAATCTTCTGCTATATTTTTATAATGCATATAAAATACATCATTTTCTTTATTATAAAATGTTCTAGGTGCTTCTTCTTTTGATATCATTATTTCATGTATTTTTTCTGATATTCTAGGTTCGCCTATTTTATATTTTAATCCAAATTTTTCATAATATATTTCAAATAAATCTTTTACATTAAATGATCTTAAATTTGGTATTATATTAAATCCACTAACTTTTAACCCTTCTTCTATTAAATCCATTGCATCTTCGATATCAATCATAAATCGTGTCATTTCTTCAGAGTATAGGGTAAGTGTATAGTTTTTATTTATAGCATCCCAAATTAAAGGAATGATACTACCTGTTGAATTTAAAACATTACCATAAATAGCAGATGAAAGTTGTACATTAGATTTTTCTGCGTTTACTATAAAAGATTCTCCTGCAATAAATTTCATTGATCCATACAATGTAGTTGCTGATCGAGATTTATCTGATGAAATGAAACATGCTGATTTAAAGTTATTTTCTTCTGCTGCTCTTCTTGAATTAATAGATCCATTTATTAATACTTTAACTCCTTCTTCAACATTCTGATCTACAGCTTCTATCTGTTTTAATGATGCCGCAAATATACCAATTGTATGTCCTTTAGAAGATCTTTTTAATAAATCAAAATTACGAACATCTCCTATAACACAGTTAATATTTGGAAATCTTTTTTTAAGGTAATAATGTTTAGCTTCATCTCTAGAATATACAGTTATTTCATTATTATCGTAATAACGAGCAACTAAATTAGAACCTAAATAACCAGCACCACCAGTTATGAATATTTTTTCTCCATTCATGGATTAATAATTTTTAATTCTGGGAAGGGAATAATATAAGGAATATTTAAATGTTTAGTTTTTTCTATTATCATATCAGAAAAATTCCAAGCAAAAATTAAAATATAGTCCGCTTCACCTATTTCAGATGGAGGTAATATACGAATTTTTCCATTGGAAGTCAACCTATTATATCTTTCTGGTGATTCATCTATGATATAGTTAATATAAGATTCATCTAAATCTAGGGTACCTACAACTACATTAGCCCTACCAGAAGCACCATAACCTATTATTTTTTTATCTTTATTATTATCTAAAAATGTTTTTAAATTATTTAAGGATTTAGCTATTGAATTTTTAAATTTACTTAAATCATTATAATCTTTTTCTACTTCCATAAATCCATCTACTACTTCTTCTTTAAATTCAGATGTATCTTTTGTTGCTATAACTCTAATAGATCCACTATGTATTGGAACACTTTCAACATTTATTATTTTAAGATTATGTTTAGAAAGTAAAGTTTTTAAACTAGTAACAGTATAATAAAATAAATGTTCATGATACATAAAATCAAATTGGAATTTATCAACTAAATCTACTAAATATTGTACTTCAAATATAAATCTACCTTTTGGTTTTAATGAATAATGAACTCCTTTAACTACTGAGTTTATGTTTTCTATATGGGCAAAAGTGTTACTTGCTAAAATTAGATCAAATTTATTTTCCCATTCTTTATTTCTAGCTAGATTATAGTCAAAGAAATCATTTAAAATATTTAAAGATTTTTTTCTTCCTAATTCTACAATATTAGTAGCAGGATCAACACCTAAAGTATTATGTATTCCTCTATATTTTAATGCTTCAAGTAGAGGACCATCATTACA